TTGCATAGTAACAGGTGCTGTCGTAGATTTACTAGAAAAGAATAAATCAACACTTGTAACAAAAATACCACCTTTTGTATCAACCGTAAATGATTGTGCAACAGGGTCATGACCTGGAGGTCCACAACTACGGGCTGCTTGCCCAACTTTGGGTTTGGAAGAAAAGCTAGATGTTGAAGCATAAACACGACTATGAGGTGATTTTGGTATTTCATTATCTCGAAAAGTAATCTTAGTATTTTTTGAAGTTGAGGGTTTAGAGTCTCCAGCTTTATAGGTTTTTCCTGCCTTACCTGAATTATATCCTGTAAAAGTAGTATTAATAACCACACCATTTTTATGTGTTTTTGTTACTTTTGTTCCTAAACCTGCACCTGGAGGTCCATTTGGTACCCACTCAGTTGTAAATGTAATATGATTGTTATCATCATTACCTCCTTGACCAGTATTCCCACTATTACTTCCACCACCCGGTGGATCAATAGTTGTATCATAAGAAGTTATATTTTTATCTTTTCTAAGAATTTCTTTTGTTTCATCATGGCCTGTTCTCTGAACTTTTGCTTCTCTTGTTGAAGTAATCGTACCTTGCATAGTGTTCATCAATCCTTTTGCTGTATAGTCTGCTTCAGCTGATGAGAATACATCTCCTTGAATAGAATTAACTGAATTTGTTGTTAATCTAAATGGTCGTACTCCTGTTCTCCAACGAGGATTTGTATTAACATTAGGATCAGGTATTGAAAAAGTTCCTGTACAGGTTCCGTTTGCATCCGATGTTAATGCAGCACCAATAGAACTTCCTGTTGGGGTTACAAAATCAGATACAGCAACTGTATCAAAGAAAGCAAAAAATCTTGAATTTGGTTTTAATCCTTTAGCAGTAAACTCAATATCTTTTGCTCGTATAAAAGATACAAAAGCAATACTTGTAACTCTATCACCAAAACTATTTTTTACTGTGTTTGGAACTAGAGCAGTACGAATACCAGAGCGTCTTTGTTTTACTCTTTGCTCTGTATCAATTGTTGTAGTTGTTTTTAATATATTTCCGTTTAAAGTCCTATCTACTTCCTTGTTGACCTCTTTAACAGAACCTGACCAATAATCATTCCAGTTGTTCCAAATAGTGCCCATATTTAAATTTAGCACACCTTCTGAGGCTAAATCTGTAAGGGTATCATAAGAACCTGGTAAATCAACAACTAAATCTGGTTGTCTTGTGGTGTCCATCCATTCGTCTATTGGTGGATCTAACTCCATTCTTCCAACAAATGGCACTACCTCAAAAGGATTTAAATTAACTGTTGTGCTGGCATATGGTTGCTCTATGTAACTATGACTATCATATGGTAAAGTAAGTAAATCTCCATTTTTAAAGTAACCATTATCTGACCTAAGTTGTTCTGTTATTGTTGTACTTAAATCAGAATCAACTTCTTTGAATGCTATATTATCTTGACTAAATGCAGGACGCATTTCTCCTTGTCCTAAATCCATTGAAACTGAATAGTCATTATCTGATACATCAGCAATACCATGACCTGTAAAGTTATCTACTATGATACCATTTTTAAATCTATCAAAACCATCAGCGTCTTGTATTTGCATATTTTGTGCTTCTGCTTCTAACAAAGATAATTGAGTATAATATTCAACATTTTCAATTCGTTTTTCTAATTTACCAATATCTTTCATAGTAAATCGTTTATTGTCAATTTGTGTTATCTTAACATCACTAGGTTTAAATGTAAATGCAGGTAAAAATAAATTATACAAAAGCATAGCATCATCTAAAGTTTTTGGTAATATTGGATTAATATCTGGTTCTCCTCGAACAAAAGAAATATCGCCGTTTTTTGTTAAATAAATTCTATCTTTTCGAGCTAAATAAAACTCTAAATCAGCAGTAATATCTGAATTAATTTTTGCTACTTCAATTGATGATCCACCCGTACCACTATATTGCCTATCTTGTCCATCTCCAGCATTTATTGTTGAGGCATTATCTACTCTTGGTCTAAAATCTAAACACTCATATAATCTAAATTCTTCTCCAGAAACATCAGAAGTATAAGTTGGAATTGATGCATAATCAAAACCCGAATAACTATCAACACTAAAGAAGTTACCAGCGCCGTGTTCAAAATAACTAAATGTAATTAATAATCTTCCTGTTGGTGCAGGTTGACCTGCCTTTCTCACTAGACGACCAACATCATAATAGTTATCTCTTTGTCCTGTATCTAAAGTAAATCTACTCGTAATGTCATCATCATCTGTTGTTGCTGCAGTATCAAAATCAGCGGCCATGTGAACACTTGTAAGAGCGTGTACATCAGCTTTTCCTAAATTAATCTGTGTTAAACCTGATAATGCTGCTGTATTAACAGTTGTTGTTGTGTCTGTATTTGTTTTTGTTTTTGCACTAACAACAGATCCAGAAATTGTAGCAAGAACCTTAATTTTACTTCCATTAAATGTACTACCTAAATCTATTGTTAAAGTTTTACCAGTTGGTGAACCACCAAGAGTATAATCGCCAGAACCTGAAAGGGTTATAACATCTCCAACTTCTCCTGCAGTTGCACTACCACCTTTTGTCATTACAGAAACAGTTACATCTGCTTCTGAATGAGCACTAAATACCTCATTTGTTCCTGCTGTTAGTGTTGCAGTACCAGAACTAGATAATGTAGAAACGAATTGCCTTCTTATTTTAAAACTTGTGTCACTTACACCTGAATTATCTGCTGTTAATAATGTTTTAACAACCTCATATGGTAATTTAAATAATGCTCTATCATTTTCTGATGAATGTATTTTTGTTCTTTGTCTTTGAAATATTTTACTTGTTGCAGAAGTAGTTCCTAATCCAACAGCAGTTTCTAATCTATTATTAGAATGAATACTTTGTACAATTCTTGTAACTGTAGTATTTGAATCATCTTCAAAAGTAATCTGATCCCCAACTTTTAATTCATTTAAAAATTTAGTTCCAGAACCCACTAGTATATCTGCTTGATCAGCAGGATCCTCTAAACCAATAGCAGTTACAGCACTACCTGTTTCAGTTGCATCCTCTAAGATTATTGAATCGCCACTATCAGTTAAGAATTGATCTGATCCATTCATAATAATACTACCTGGTGAAGCGTCTGGGTTAACAGTTGAAATTGTTCCTGTTAGTGTTTTGACATCACCAAAGGTTTCAGTTAAATCAACATCAGCAGTATAAACAGGACTACCTGCCATTGAGATACCTTTAGTTTGAGCAAACTCTTTTTGTTCAAATCCTTTACAACCATAAGCGTCAAACTGAACTACAGCAGTATTACTAGATGAACTACCTGTGCAGGTTTCTCCTTCAATAAATTCTCTTTTTACATCCGATAATATAACGATTGTGTGTGCAACTGTTCCACCAGATGTCCACGCCGAATAACCTGTACCGTTAACAGCACTTGGTTTTGAGTTTGATGAAGTTGAAACTTTAAATAATTCTAAAGTTGTTGCAGTTGGATTTTTTACAGTATGAGTTGTATTGATTTGTGTCATACCAGCCGCACTTGCAATTACTATTTGTTGTCCTTCTTTGAAGTTATGTCCAGCAGACATTGTTACCACAGGAGGTTGAGCAGCAGTAACACCTGTGATATCAGCAGTTCCTAAAGATGTGATACTTTCAACAATTGCTGTTGCACCTGATGTTCCTCCAGTTAATGTTTCTCCTGTTGTCAATGCACCCGAAGCAGCACCACTAACATTGAGATGAGCAAACATAACAGTATCAAAAAGATAATGTTTGTATGTGTTTGTTTTTACTGAAGCGCTTGACATGAAAACACCAGAAGCATTTCCAGAACTATATTCTATACCTCTACTCTTTGCACGACCAATATCTTGAACCGTACCATCATTGTTTACTAATGTCGTTCCTCTTGTAGAATGTTCTTCATCTACTAATCTAATTTTTTTAAATGTTTCTGTTTCACCAGACACAAATCCAATGTCAGGAGTTCCATGTATATTTGTAACATTAACAAATGGTAGTTGTGCAAATCTAGTTACAGTTCCACTTGTTGTATCAAAATCTCTTGCTTTATCTAAATCAATAAAAGAAACTCCTAAAGCATTAACTTCATATCCACGAACATATGCTTTGCCTTGAGAAAAACCAACTGCCAACATATCTTCTGCTGGAGCATGACTTTGAGAAGTAACATCGGTAGCAGCATACACTCCATTATTAGTTGATGTTTTTAAATTTTCTCTTATATCAATATCATAAGGTCTAACTATATAATCTCCACTTTCATCATATGTTCTTCTTGCTAGTGTATCTTCAACAATATTGTAAGCTGTATGTTCAACTTGCTTTACTATTTCTCCACCGTCTATTCTCATTAATTCTACAAAACTAGAATCTACTACACTATCAAGTTCATATTTTGCAAGGGTTAATGTAATCTTAAATCTATGAGCACCAGTTGCATTTTCATTTGATGAACCTTGTGCATTATCTAATAAAGTTGTATCGTCTGTTGAAGTAATAAATGTTTCTGTAATATTAAATCCAACCCGATAAGATGTATGTCGACTATATGGATCTAAAACTAAAGTTTGGGCATCAACATCTACAAAAAATCCATTAATATAATAAGTACCAGAATCAACATGAACAGCAGATCCTTGTTGTGTTGAAGAAACTACTCCAGTTTCGCCTGTTCCAGCATCACTAGTTATAGTTTCTTCTAAACCCACTAAATGAGTTGTATTGTCTGTACCAGCAGATAAATATTTTACACTTAAAGTATCTTTAATGTCGCCAGATGCTGCTTCTATAGCAAGAACTTGTGCTGTTACACCTGTTGTTTCACCTGTTATTTTTGTGTCTTTAAAATTTGTTAATGTTCCTGTAAAAGAATTTAATACAATACCTTGCCAATTGTTGTCATAATGAATATTACCTGGAATAATCATAGCACCATGTTTAAACATATGGTCGCCCATTTGTTCAATTTGATTCTGTAATAAAGATTGTTGAGTAGTTAATTCTCTTGCTTGAACAGCAAATCCTGGTCGATACATGACCCTATGAAAATTTTTATCTTTAGAAAAATCATCATAATAAGGACTAACATTAAAATCAGTTTTTGATGGCATTATATTCCTTTACTAAAATTCTATAATTAACTTAACATTTTCTGTTTGGTCAGAAGCTCTAGTGATAGGACTTCTTTCTTCCACATAAATTATATCTCCTGAATCATATGCTAATTCTGGATTAGCATAACCAGAAGCAAATGTTACCCCATTTACTGTAGCTGAACTACTTGTATTAGGCGTTGCACTTGCACTTGAACTTTGTCCTGTGATTGCGTTTGCCCCACTTATTGCTGTTAAGTTACCATTAGTATCAGTACCTACATCAGGGAATCTTGTTTGATAATAATATAATATCAGATTTGTTGAATCGTATTCAATAACTTTAGCAACAGCACCTGTAGTTGCTTGATTGAGTTCTTCAT